TAACAAGCGGGTGGGGAGATGAGACGGTATCGGCAGCGTTCATGGTGGACGACGGCGAATTGCCATTAGACCCGTCGGCCGGATTGGATGTGCGGCGCGTGTACGGGCATCGAGGTGACTTAGAGGTAACGTGGGCAGAGTCCACGAGTTGAGGAACTACGCGGGGGCATAGCCGGCTGATCACCGGCAAGATGCTGCAACCATCGCGTCCCGTTGCAGGGGCACGCGGTCAGACGACTGCGTGTCCCTTGTTTTATGGGAGGTAACAGCGATGGCGGCAACACCAATCTCCGCATACGGAACGACGGTAACGCTGACCACGGGAGGTCTAGCCGCTGGTGTGAAGAGCATCAGCGGCCCCGGCGTCTCCGTGGACATGCTCGACGTGTCCACACACGACGCGGGCACGGGCTACCGCTCATACGTCCCGGGTCTTGCCGACGGCGGGGAACTGACACTCGAAATCGTCTTTGACGATGCGAATGAAGTGCTGTGGAAAGCGCAGGTGCGCGCCGCAGTCAATATCTACACGATCGTCTGGCCAGCCACGATCACCTGGGTGTTCAGCGGACACATGACGGGATTTGAGCCCAGCGCCGCTGTCGATGGTGACCTGTCGGCCACCATCACCGTGAAAGTAACCGGCGTGATTACATACGACACTGACTAAGGGGGTGCCTTATGGCGCTAGTGCCAGTATCAGCCTATGGAACTGTGATTGACTTCGCTACCGTGGCCTATGCCGGCGTCAAGAGCATCTCCGGCCCCGGCGTCTCCGTGGACATGCTCGATGTGTCAACACACGATGCGGGAACGGGCTATCGCACATTCGTCCCGGGTCTTGCCGACGGCGGGGAACTTACGGTAGAGGCCGTGTTTGACGACGCGAACGAGGCGATCGTCGCGGCACATCTCGCAACGCCGTACAACAACTCAGTCCTTGCAATCGAGATAACGTTTCCCGGTGACATCGTGTGGGCGTTCAATGCGTTCATCAGCGGCTATGAACCAAGCGCCGCTGTCGATGGCGACTGTACCGCAACGATAACCCTGAAAGTGACGGGCGCGATTACTTATGACCCATAACACGGAGGTGCCTTGTGGTTTACCTGACGGCGGAAGAGATTCTAGCGCGGGATGATCTGCAGACTGAGGACGTGGCGGTGCCAGAATGGGGGGGCACCGTTCGCGTGCGCACCATGACGGCGGGCGAGCGAGATCGATTCGAAGAGAGAATGTGGAGCGGCGGCAACGGCGAGGCGGATAAGGGCATCATGCGTGCGTTCTACGTCGGCTCATGCACCATCGACGAAGACGGGAAGCGGCTGTTCACCGACGAGCAGATGACCGCACTGACCAAGAAGTCGGCATCTGCTATGGATCGCGTATTTGATGTAGTGCGAAAACTCAGCGGCCTGACCGCTGCTGATATGGAGGAACTGGAAAAAAACTGAACAAGCGCCGGCGGCGGTTCATGGCATTCCGTCTGGCGCGCGAACTTGGAATCGTAGATGTTGACGGGATGATGAACAGCATCCCCGAGCGGCTGTTCAGGGAGTGGAACAAATACCTGGAGATGGAGCCACCTGCCTGGCAGGTGAACGAACTGATGCTGGCACAACTGGCCGGTATATATGTCGGTGCCCATTCCAAGAAACGGCACAAACTGAGTGAGTTCATGCTGATTAGTGGAGGCGCAAAGAGCCATAAGAAACTGACGGACCCGGAGTCGCAGCAGAAGTTCGCTAAGGCGATGACTGCGGCGCTTGGCGGCACGATCCGGAAGAAGGGTGAGCCATCGGCACTATAGCAAATCTACTGATAGGCCTGAAGGCGAACACCTCGCATTTCGATAGGGGTATGCGCAGGTCGAGGGCTACGGTCAAATCTTTCCAGCAATCGGTCGAGTATTCACAGAGGGACATCCGTCGGATTCTCGCTAAGGGGCGCGAAGATTGGAAGAGGCATCATGCGGTAATAGCCGCGACAGGGGCGGTATTGAAGAGATCGCTGCAAGCCGCCGCCGTAACCGCCGCTTATGCGCTGTACCGGTTAGCCAAAGACCAACTCCGTTATATCCACAGCCTGTCCCTAACGGCTGATAAATTGGGGATAACGGCCGATGCTCTTAGTCGGTTTCATTACGCTGCAAAGCTAGCGGGGATGAGCGCAGAGACATTCAACATGGGGCTCCAGTTCATGATGCGTGGCGCCTCAGAGGCCGCCATTGGGACAGGAAGAGCGCAAAAGGCAATTAAGGAACTTGGATTAGACGCAGCCAGGTTGACGGCCATGGGTCCGGAAAGGGCGATGCTGGCTGTTGCCGAAGCCATGCGCAATGTTGACACGGAGTCTGATCGCATTCGCCTTGCTTACAAGTTGTTCGGCGAAGAAGGCGTCGGAATGGTCAGCTTGGTGAAAGGTGGCAATACACAGCTGCAACAGCAAATGGATCAGGCGGCGGGAGTCAGTGAGGAACAGGTACGCGGCGTCAGGCGGACGGCCGATATAGCATCCAGCGCATGGGAGGAAGCAAAGGGTGATATGCGATGGGTGCTTGACAAGGGGGGTGCGGCGATCAGTTGGGCGATGGGGGCGCAGTATAACGAGCCGACGCAGACGCTTAAGGACTTAATAGCGAAGAACCGGGCACGCATAGAAGAGGCAACGATTGATAGACTGAACAAAGAGAAGAACTTACTAGACTTCAATGAGCGGGCGAACAAGAAACAAGAAGCGCGATTGAAATATGAAGAAACCATGCAGGGCAGCATCCTCAACATGCTGAAGCAGCATCGCATCGAAGTTGAGAACTACGGCAAGACGCAAGACCAGATCAACATCGCGCTGGCACAGCGGGCGGTAACCGAGGGGGCTATCACTCAGTACACCGCCGATCGGCTCAAGAATACTATTGCAGAACGTCAGCAACTAGACGCGATGGTCAGGGAGAAGGAGAGGACGGTCAGAGAACGGGAGAGGATGGCCGAACAGGACCAGCGGTTCCGCGCACAGCTACAGAGCGAACGGGAAGGCGCGGCGGGGCGGGCGCAGTCATTCCGCGAACAGATCATGACTCCGAAGCAGCGTATGGATCGTGATATCCGCGAGGCTCAAAGTCTTGTGAAGTTCGGCCGGTCCGGTTTATCTGGCCAGGAGTTTCTAGCTTTCAAGGCTCTTCGCCAAAAGCAATTCGCGGAAGAGACGAAAGTCCCTGCGGTAGTGCCCGATGCGCCACTAGCGATGACTGCCCCGACGCACCTTGCCGCTTACGAGTCGCGATTCATGGCCGGCGGTGGTGGCCAGAATTATGACCGCGATCAACTGGTGGTGCTCAAGCGCATTGAGCAGGCGGTAGCGGAGACGGCCCGCAAAGATCGGCCAAACGTCGCGGGGTTGAACTGATGGCAGTGATTTCAGTCACAGAGCGCTGGGAGCAGGAGAGCAGCGAGGGCGTGCGTGATCTTGTCACCGGCGCTGCCGAGGGAGTTCTGACGCGCGAATATGCAGTGCTATTCGACACCGGGACGCATACTGCTGATGACGCACTGTGGGCTTCTGACGGCGCCACCACGATTCCCGATTGGGGTACTTCGCACCCTAACGATCCATGGCTGCGCGTAACCCGCAAGCGGGCCACGCCGCGATCTCCGTGGCTTTACGACGTTATCGTAACTTACGTGCGCAAGTACGCCGCGGACCCGAGTGCCGAGCCGCCTGTTGTCACCTTGACCTCGCGGCGATCGATGGAAGACATCGACCGCACCATCAGTGGCAAGCCCATCGTCAACGTAAACGGCAACCTGTTCGATCCGCCAATACAGCGCGAATTCACCGATATGGTGCTGACGATCACGCGTAACGAGGCTAACCTGTTTCCAAGCATCCTAGCAGTATATCGGGATGTATTGAACAAGGAGTCATTTTATGGTTTCCTTCCCGGCATGGTGCTGTGCCGTATGCCGGAAGCCGCCAGCGTCAATAACGGCGGGGCGCAGTATTGGTCGGTGCGGTACACGTTCGAAATCCGCACCGAGTTGACTGACGGGAATGCCTGGGGTTGGCACAAGCGCGTGCTTGAGTGCGGCTACAAGGTGCGCAAGCCGGGCAGCGATCCGGCGGAATACGTGATCGCAGTAGACGACGATAACCGCCCGGTCAATGAGCCTGTGCTATTGGACGTGGATGGTTACGAAATACCCAAAGACCCAAGCGGAGAATACACTGGCGCGCTCTGGACTAACTTTGTCGTATATCCGACGGTGTCGTTTGGGGCGCTGAACCTATAGGGGGTGACGCATGGCTGATAACTTATGGCTAGGGACGGCATCCGCAGTCGCACAGGTGGATACCTTCACGCCGGCCACCGTTGAGGTAAACGACGTTTTCACGCTGACCGCTACGGCTGAGGACGGATCGACGACGGCTGCGGTGAGCTTTACGGCAACTGCGACGACGGTCGCCAACGTCTGTACTGGTCTGGCCGCCGCGTGGAACGCCAGCACCAATGCATTGCACACTCCGATCACTGCAGCCGACGGCGTGACCGAGATAACCCTGACCGCCGATACTGCCGGCGTTCCGTTCTACGTTGCGTCAACCACGACCGACGGCGGCGGGAATGACACGCAGACATTGACCCGGGCGGCGACGACTGCCAACAGTGGCCCCAATGATTGGAATACAGCCGCGAACTGGAGCCTCGCGGCCGTGCCGGTGGCCACTAACGCGGTATATTTCGAGAATAGCGCGATCAGTGTGACATACGGGCTTTATGCCGCCGCGGCCATCGAGCTGGCAAGCCTGACGATTGCACAGACATACACCGGCACGATCGGCACAACTTCTGCGTACATGCAGATCGAGTCCGCGCTGGTGGATATCGGCGCATACTACGGTACGGCTTCTCCCGCAGGCTCGGGCCGGATCAGGCTGAATCTCGGGACGCTGGC